TGTGGACGTAAGAATACAGTCATTTTGTAAACTCCCGTGAGAAGTGAACTTTGAAGCGGACGGCCCGGATCGTAGCGGACGCAGCCGGAGCTATAAGTTCCACATCGATGTAGGCTGTAGTGAAGCTCAGTAAAGCCGTCGCAACTGCCACCATGTCCAATTGGATGGAACCATCATTAGCATTAAGGGTAATCCCACCATTCTCCGTGGTGAATTCGTGTAGAACTGTACCTGAGTGCCACTTGGTACGCATCTGTGCTCGAGCCGTATAGTCTGTTATATCAGCTGGTGTGGTATAGGTAATTTCACCCGTACCTACCACCCATTCGGATGCTACCGTAGAGACAGGTACTTCAAAGTGGTTGTCCGTGAGACTCTTGCACAGCTCAATTGCAGTATCCTTACTATTCAGGATCTCCGCCCCTACTCCTCCTGATATGATTACCGGTGTATCAGAGGCTGTTGGGAGGCCATGGGCCGTTACCCGGATCCTTGTGGGGTAGCCTGGGTCGATCTCTTCAATAGGTGCTCGAAAGGATGCACCACCATACCAGTTCACAGTGACAGTAAAGTCTGCACCCTGTTCCATATCTACTTCAAATACTGGGACGCTCATTCAGTTCTCCGGGTTAAAGGGCCTTCTAGCCGTGCTAAGCGATCGTTAATATCATATACCTTGTCAGAGAGGCTAAGGGTAGCAGCCTCAACCTTTGCTTGATTGTTATACATGGGAGCCATGGCTAACCCACCTATAGTGACAAGGAACGTACAGGTAGCCAGTATGCTAATAAACAGACCACGTATATCTGGCTTACTGTTGTCCTGGAACTTGACAAAGGCATTCTTAATTTCTCCCATAGTGGAATAGATACCCCGTATATCTGATTTCATACTTGCCGTATCCTTTTCCACCTGAGTGATTCTCGATGCCTGTTCTTCCGTGTTCATTATCATGTTCCTTATAGTGAGATTAAGTAGGGCCGGTAACACCGGTATGTAAGACCATATTCGCAGCAAGTCCTTTGTGATTATCCATAATACCTTCCGCTTCCCACAGCAAAGGCTGACTAAGCCACTCTGTCCAGCCGACCTCATCTAGCTTTTGTAGGCCTTTTGTGGGATGGTAGAAATCTGTTGGGTTAACTAGGTATGCTTCCCGATAACCAAAATAACCTATCCGGCCGGGGAAGAAAAAATCTTGTTGGACGGCAGCCCCAAGGGTTATGCCCCCACTTCCGGTATCCATTCCGCCTGAATTAAGGGCCCTGGAGGGGTGCCCAGTATCGTCTGCATTAACTCCATTAATATACCAAGTGGTTGCAGGGGCGGAGGCATTAACGGAGAAAAACATTGTTTTGTCAGTCCCATCCGCCACCACTTCTATGGACTCATGGATCACTATAGTGCCACCAGCCGAGGTCTGCACATAAACCTGCATCCGGCCTCGTAATGAAGTATCTCCAGTATAATCATCCGAGAAAATAAGACAATGCAGTCTGTGTGTGCCCCCAGTGACCGCCAGATTCACCGGCGCCACATACTTATCTCCAGAGAAAGCGTCGAGATTGAACTTTAGCACCACGGTATAGGTGTTACTGCCGAGGGTTCGTACTAGTGAATAGTGCCCAGCAACACCATTATAATTCATCATACCAGGAATGTATGGTGCACTCGTGCAAATTATACCTTGATGTCCTAATTGCAACATCAGAATTTTGCTATCCAGGCGGCGGAAAGGTATTTCGTAAGATGTAGGCCCTTCCAGCGATCGTCTGGGGCAACACCCGCACTAGCACCATTGATAGTTTCAGAACCACTGCGGGTACATGTTGGTATGCCTAAGGGGGTGGTTTGGGTAATGATGCACTGGAAACCAATGGCGAGGGTGTCTGGGACAGTCACGGCAATAGCGGCAGCATTGATAAAAATTATCTCCTTACCATTATCACTAGCCAGAATGGTGTAACTTGTTCCAGATACACTTGTGAATACGTTACTGGGATCAGGGGCCGGGATATCAGCCCACTTCATACCCGTGGTCTCCCCAGAGTCTGCAGTCAGTACCTGGTCGTTGCTACCGACGGGCAACTTGACAGCAGTATCAGCTCCGGTACCACCAGCCAGGTCGCCCTTGGCATCAAAAATAACATCCGAGGCTACGTCACCGGCCGCAGCAGGTGCAGCCCATTTCACTCCCATATCCTCACTAGAGGCGGCCGTCAGCACAAAATCGTTGGTACCGATCGGGAGTCTGTCATCCAGAGTGCTAAAGGCAAGTAAGTCACCCTTTGTTGTTAAGGGGCTTGCTCCTGGAACATAGGTGCTGTAATTTGTCATTTATCTTCCTTGTCCTTGTCCTTGTCCTTATTCTTGTCCTTATTCTTGTCCTTATGTTTCTGGACAACCTCCGGGGTATGTATCAGCCCCACTACTTGCTGGACCCGCTCACATTCATTCGAGCAAGGCTCTCCAGGGGCAATAACGTGCCGGTGATTCTCGTGCCCACATTCAACCCCATCCCGTAAGAATATAGTACGTGTACGCACCTGTACATGATCACTGGCTGTGATCTCAATTTGATACTCAAGTCTTTCTGTAATCATGATTAATCTACCTTATATGATATAGTGAAGCGTACATTACTACTAGTTGTGAAATGGTTGATGGGACAGCTGACATTACCCGTAACAGCATCCCATATACGTAGAATTACATGTTTAGCGGCTATGGTTACGGTTCCACATATCGAGGCGCCAGATGTTATAGCCATACCTGTCGCATATGCCATATTGATGGTTCCTGCCGTTTCCGCCGAACTAGAGGTGAAGGGTAAACCCGATATACGTGCAGCAGCTCCGCCATTTAAAGTACCTAGACCCGTTATAATGAAGCGTCCGGTACACTCAACCCAGTCCCCGATTTTTACATATCTACCTATTTGTGAAGAGGCTTGATAGGTTTGACCAAGGTCAGAGAGGGTATTGTCCATCAATTCGGGTGTCCAACTGCCGGTTTCGTAATCATCGAACACGGAAGTTCCAAAGTCAATACCCTTACCGGATGTGCCTATTACCAGATCCCCCGCTGCAACCGTGACATCAGCGGCTATTGTACAGTATAGATCGTTGGTTGCATGGTTGCCAGCAATCTCTATCTGGCCCACCCCGAACTTCAGTTGGGATTCCACAGTGTTGTCCGACTTGACGGCCAGGAATCGCCTGTTGTCAGAATCAGATTTGAAGCGAAGCTGTACAAAATTATCATCGCCACTTTGTAGGTAAGCAACATTCCCACCTACAGCCACGTTGTTGACTATCCAGCCACTAATGTTAGCTGCCCCACAGGCGAATGTGCCAGTAGTGGCCATATCGTTAGCTTGGAAATCCCATAATGATGCGGAATCGTCATAATGGAGTACCTTAGTAGTATTCCGCCTATATACAAGATCATAGGCTTGCGTTGGATGAGTTGATCCATGCAGTCGTAACTGCACGCCAGTAGTTGCTGTAGGATTACTCCCTAGTGTCATCACCTTTTCTGTATCAACATGCAGAAGGTTGAAATCAGTGCCTACGGTTCCTAATGTCATTCCCCCATTTGCCAACTGTAATCGCTCACCTGTAGCATTGTCATCTATTCCGGTACTGGTAAATGTTCCGCAGGTTAATGCGCCTGTGGTGATAATGGCATTGTCTTGGAAGTCCCATGATGAGGCTACATCATTATACTCAAGCTCCAGGTCCGCATCGGCATACATTTCAATATTGCGAGGTTTCGTGGCATGGGTGGGCCCATACATGCGTATATTCCCACCACTGGCGGTCGTATTGCCACCGGCAATGGCCATACTCCCGTTCACAGTGCTCCTGAGATGTATTGCCTGGGTCTCCTGGCTACTTGCATTGCCCAGTTCCGTATAGTTGTTGTTAACTACCATGGTGACACGGGTAGCCACATCCCGGATACCAGTTGAGGTAAATGCACCTACCGTAGCAGAACCAGTAGTAAGAAAATCCTCAGTAGCATTCGTCCAGTCAATACCTCCCCCAGAACCTCCGGTACCGAAGACTCCCTTCATAGAGATTCGCCAGGTAGTACCATCAAAGATGAGATCTACCGAGGCCCAATCTACGTCTAAAACGAAGTTCTCAGCCACCCCAACAATGGTTTGCCCATTGCGTCCTACGGTTATGCTCTGGGTACCCGCCTCACCACCCGTATCAAAGACACTAACAAAATCATCAGTATTTGGGCTTGCTGGGAGATCTACCTGAATTGCTCCACCAGTCGAATCGGCGAACACCACCTCAGCGGTAGAAGCGGTATATGCTCCGGATTTGTACAGACGTGCGGCCCCACCACCACCAGCAGGATCTTGCCAGGAACTGGAATTATCACCATCCGCAGTCAATACTTTACCTACCGTTTCACCAGTGGAGAGAATAACGGTACCCTCTGGTGGCTGCTCCTCAAGACTCTTGATTGCCTGTTTGACCCTCTCTGGTGTCCACTGTTTGACAACCTGTACCGTGCCGGACTCAGCCTCTAGCTGTGTTACAACGGCTACCTGGGTGTCAAAGGCCGTTTTGATTTCTCCAGCCGTCTGATCATCCTTTGAGTTGTCTTCCATCGTGCCCAGACTAGTCTTCTCTCCATCGGTGAAAGCGTTTGTGTTCGCCTCACCTTCGTATGCAACCTTAATCTCTGCCCCCGTTTGATCATCCGTGAATCCTGAGTCATTTGTTAATGTTGAAATGTTATCGTTTGGTTGTATCGCCGTGTCTGCTTTTGCTCCCTGCTCCGCAGTCGCAAAAGCCGCCTCGTCGATGTTCCGATTGACGATTGTCCAATCGGCGGCTGAAGTCGGATCATCCTGGTTAGCGATCAGGAGATCACCAGCCGCAACGTCTGTTGCATAGAATGTACCACCAATATTGACGGTGTAGGCATCCCCCAACATAATACCAGAGGGGGCTGTATCCAAGTCTGGAGTATTTGTATTGGCGTTATAGCCGCCTTTGTGGTCGTATAAGCCCGCTACAGCCAGTGCTACGTAGGCTTCCGAGGCTATCTCCTCGTCTTGTACGTAAGCGTTGAGCTTGGCCAGGGTATCAATGTCCCCGGCCTGTACAGCCGTGTCGGCCTTGATACCTTGAGCTGCGGTAGCCAATGTAGCAATATCACCAAGATTAGCGTCAGTCAGTATCTCGTTAAGTTCGGCAAGGGTATCTATATCCGCAAACTTCACTAAATCCTCAAACCCACCTGAACCTAAGAGCTCCTCGAGGGCTAAGATGGTCGCCATGTTGTCCGCAACAAGTTTAACGGTGTCGTAGGCGGAATCAATATAAACCTGTACCAGATCGGCCATTGGTGGCGCATTAACGTTCCTGCGATTCCTCATATCCAACCCCCATCAGCGAAGCGGTCGTTACCAGGCTCACCCTGGATCTGTAGACCCCGGGCCGTTACACTGCCAATCAACTTCTCATACTTCTCATAATATGAATTGGCTTCCGCATTCTTATCCCGGTTCAAACTGGCAAATACCCGGCCGGCTACATAGAACTGAAGGGCCTCTATCAAATGAGGAGGTAGGATTATCTCAATAGCAGCTGGATCCATGTCAGCTGTGTACACGATCGCGTCATGTGAGGCCCGATACATCACCGCTACGGTATTGTAGTCATTGGGCCAGGGCACCTGGATGCTTCTAAAGTCTGTCGTGAAGACCGACAAATCTTCCGTCGGATCATTCAGGGGAATCCGGTTACCGACCTCATCATAGATCTCTTCAATTTTCAGGATGTTATCGGTAAAGGGGTTCTCAGCAGTATCCGCAATGTACTTTGGGTCCTCGGCGCTTGCGTCATTTGAGGCCGCAAAATTACTCGAGAGAGTGTAGATTGTGATCTCTTCATGCAGGGTGACGTATATTTCGTCCGATGCAAGGAAGAACTCTGAGTAGAGTGCGGCCAGACCTAAATTCACATGGGAGGAGAGCTGAGCATATGCCTTTGGATCTGGCTCAGACTCGTTCTCTTCTGGTAGAAAATTACCAATCTCGAGTTGGGCGAACTCACCATACGTAAGGTTGGTTAATAGTGTGTGCAGTGTTGTAATCATACGGTATATGAATCCATGTCTGATGTGTGATCCGGAACCTCCTCACCATCGTAAGGATTATTTCCCTTACCTGGAGTCGGCATAAAGTTGTCACTGGGTCTCCATGTCTGAAGAGCAGCTAACATAGAAATTGTATCAAGAAAGTCATCCCATTTCGACTTAAATCCGCCAGGAGAGGCTAAACTAAGTTCACTGACGGCTTCTAAAATCGGCGGTGTGTGGCGTAACTCCATAGGAAAGAACACCTTATGGGCCTTGAACCAAGGAACAACAATATTGAAGCGTTCCATCTTATTTGTCACCGGCCGGATACCCGGTTCACCCGATGTCTTATCAGAGGCTAAATTGAAGTAAATATTCCGATGACCCATTTCTGCTTGCAACCAAGTTACAAATCCCTTCTGCTGGCCTGAGATCTCCACCCCTACTTCCAGGGGAGTCCATTTCTGCACTAAACGGAAGGTGTCATCGATATTCTTATCCATTAACTGCTGTTTACAGATCCCATCGACCCAGAACCAGTCTCCGTTACTATTGAGGGCCCAGACTGAGATCACCGACAGATCGCTCGACTTCTTATCAGAGGTGGCATAATCGGTAGTGATGTAGAAGTTGAAGGCTCCGCGGTTCTGGAGGACATGCTTCAGTGAATACCACTGGATCTCGTGATCCTTAATCAACCGATCCTCTTCGGACATAATCCGGAGCATCAGTTCCTGGTTGAAAGTATCAATTTTACCGGCCAAAAGGGCCTTATTATACATCCTCAGGACGTAGGCATAGGTGAATCTATCCGTCCAAGCACCTACAAAATCGACCTCTTCACACGGAAATACCTCACAAACAGGGTAAACATTGACTGCCCAGGCACCGGATTCTACGGCTTTATAGAGCGGATCCCTCGCGTTAAAGGGTGTGCCCGACCAAATGATCAAACTATGTGTAGGATGCATGGCGTAATCAATTGCCTTGTACACTGTATCCTCAACCGAGGAGATAACTGTGGCTGAGCGAGCGTCCTCATCAGAGATCAGATCATCCAGGATGGCTAGCTGTGGGCGTATACCCAGCTCCTTGGCCCCACGTACACCTGTCTTGGCACCATACCCCTTGACAATGAACTTCTTGCCGGCCTTGTTTGTAAACTCCCAGCGGATGTCTGTAAATCGGATTTTTGGGATGTATTCTTGCAGGAACTCGGACTCCTCCCAACGGAATTCAAGGTTCTTTCGCATGTTCTTGACACCATTCTCAATGGAATCAGACACGTAAATTGCCAGAGATACCTCCCCAAAGTTAGGCAATTCCCCATATACAGCCAGGTAAAGGAACAGGTATTCACCCAGCAGCGTTGTTTTGGCCAGCCCACGGGAGCACAGATTGGCAATATTCTTGTCCCTATCCCGATCAACGATCTGATCTAGCATCCAGAAGTGTACTACAGGGGAGACATTCTCCTCTCCCTCGGCACCATTCACCAGTTTAATGAAGTTCATGAACTCCAGGGCGAACTCCGTCGGGACATAATCATCTGGTACAGAATAGTTACACCCATTCAGGTGCTCAACAACAGTAAGGAACTGTTCAGACCCAATCTTGACGATATCAGAGAATTCCTCCATCAATCATCTACCCGGACACACTGGCCATCGACTATCGAACTCTCAGCAATGTCCTGGGCATTCCTAGCCCCAGACCTGATAGCATCTCTCTGGGCTATGGCTAGCCTCTCCATGGCTTTCCTCAACTCCCCTATGGACTCATCCTGGGTCACGGTCACATCCAAGGTCATCTTAGTAGCCTCAGGCTGTTTCAGGTGGGTCAACAGGCTATTCGCAGCATCGGACTGCACCTTATGACTCACAAGTGGATCTAGCATCAGTTTGGCTTGTACGTTAATGGCCTTCTGGAAACTGTCCTGGTTGATGACCCAAGTGGGGATTGTGGATTGCTCATAGATCTTGTTGACCAGCTTCCCCTTGTTGTATGCACACACCAGGGAACGAATATAGGCGGCATCCTTGTTCTCGGTAACCAGCCGTTGGTACCTTTCAGGGAACGTTCTCAGCCAACTCTCCTGGTTGGTCAGACCCATCAACTTATAACTCACATACTTCACTGCCCGGATGTAACCAGGCAGTGTAGCAGTAGGATCCTTGAGTACGTCAACATACCCAATGATGTTCTCACGGAAGAAGTCCCGGTGATCAGGCTCCACAATCAACTGGTTCAGTTCATCCACCAGACTTGCGGTGATGTTCTGCTTCTGCCTATTCGGCATGATAGCCTTCAACTGATCCACTGTAAGCGGAGTCTCATCTACTGGCACGGGCACTGGCAACGGGACTGTCTTCTTTTTGGGCATGGCTTACTCCTTATCTATATAGCGGCGATTCTCACAATCACCAAAGGGGTTGGCCTTAGTGGCCAGACAGCACCCATTCTCACAGGTATGTGGGGTATGTACGTTGGGCACAAAGGTCAAGGGAACCAACCGACGGCCATACAGTATGGGGGCATTGTCCTTATATCCTCGTAAGATGTGGATCTTAACACCTGGAATGAATGTTAAGGCCTCGGCAACATTATCCCCTTGCTGAGTGGTAACCTGGACTACACACCCTACACCCGGGATCTCCATGGCCTTGGTAGACTTCATCCACCCCTCAGACTGGGAACTGGCCTTTGACAGCAACTTGAACTGGTCTCTTCCAAAAGTAACCATGTCGAGGACGTTCACTCCTGCCGGGTTGGTATCGGTATTGCCTAATGATTTACTCATTTGCTCACTCCACCATCGATCGTTTTACCAGAGTAACTGGCAGGGTTCTTCTCACCGGCATACCTCTTACGACCCACCCTCTTCTTAGTGGTCTTTTTCTTGGCTACCTTCTTGGGAGGTGTACTGACAACCGGGGCAGCATCCCCAACAATTTCATCTTCCTTCTGAGACACCATCTCCTGCTCTTGTTGATCCAAATCAGTTAAAGCCACCTCCGCATCAAACCCTGGAATGATCTGCTGGCGTGGTTTACGGCGGGGACTAGGGCGTTTAGCAATACTTCGATATTCACGTTTGGTAAACTTACTCATCGGGCGCTCCTTTTAAGCATGGATTAGACTATTGAAGTCCTATCATACCTGATAAATAATATTTTGGGAAGGGGAAAGTTGGGGCGATGCCGGGAATCGAACCCTGGTCTCTCGGTTCACAGCCGAGTGCTCTACCACTGAGCTAGCAACGCCATTATAGTCTACAAGCTATAATTATATCAGAGAATTATAGCCTATATGCTATAAAATGAGTATTTACACCCGTTAAATACCAATTTTATAACTTTTAGTATTTAACTATCATTTTTTGCATAGGGAAATTCACATCATCTAAGTACGATGGTAGTACTTACTTAGTAAACACACAAAAAACGACACACCCCCCCGGGTATCGAGTTCCACTTGTGACCTACTTCCCAGCCATAGCCCGTGTGCTTCGACACTGTTAGCATTGTACCTCTTGTACGCTTGGTCATGTGGTTGTGGTTGTCATGTTGTTTCTCTCCCTGTTGTGTGGTGTGGTGGTGACTAGCCTAGCTGTGCATTCCAAGGGTAGATTCTTGAGACTGGGACAATCTTGTCTCACATTAACAGTATCACTAACAGGATCTATATCATCATGAACATGAAACTCCGAAGCGAGACCAATATGACGCCTGAGTTCCTCTTTGCCGAGAAGCTTGGATTCACCACCTCAGCTATTAAGGACCGTCAGATCGGTGATAACATGACTGCGATCAGTGCTCTTGTGGCTACCGGTCACTTCAAGGTTATCCCAGCTACTGCCAGTGTCACTGAGGTTACAGAGGCTGTAGGCTTTCCCTTCGATTGGAATGCATCTGATGCTGACCTTACAAAGCAGCAGGAAGAGATGGCCGCAATTGTTACATCCGGTAAGTTGGCCTATCACTACGAGGTAGTCTGTCATCGTTACTTCGAAGAGACAGATGGTGTTAAACGTGCCGGTACGGTCTCCGCAAGACGTGGTCGTTACGCTAGTGCCGCATCTGTTGGGCCTGGTAGTCGCATCACCTAGTAGAGCAAATCAGCACTCCGTTAGGGGGTTAGGGAGCAATCCTTAGCCCTCTTCTTCATTTCACATAGAGATAGAATGAGAGAGATTTAGAGTAATGTACTACTATACCTCACTTGCTTGATATCATTTACTACTAGTACAACAGTATTATTACTGCTTAACTATACGTATCTACTACCACAGGTAGATTTTAATATTAACCTTTATTCAACCATATTACAACAGGAGTTACATTATGATGTCCTTTTGGGGAGCATTCAAAGTAATGTTCATTACAACAGCAGACACAGTTACAATGGGTATGATAGCCGTTAACCATTTAGCTCGTAGTGCTGCTGAACGTACAGCTGTAGTAGAGAAGAAGTCTATTGCAGCCGCAGCTCTAAGTGAGTTAGACAGTCATAACACTGTGGCTATCAAGCTTAAAGAGATTCACAACACAACCAGTGGTATTTCAAAAGAGGAGCTTGATGCCGCTGACCAGTTCATTAGGAACTACCAATCCCAGCGCAGTATAGATCTGCTCAACGGTACTGAAGCTACTGCTAAGCGTTCTACACGGGTTAAGTCAAAGAGTAAGAAGTGAGAGCCAGCTTAAAGGAATTCATGATGAGTATAGATCCTTGTCCTGAGGCTAAACACTGGCTTAAGGGGCGGTCTATCAAAAAGGCCTGGAACACATGTATAC